AGCCCTGCCCCTTCGAGCATGGAAAACGCCTTGTTATTTTTATTAAACACTCCGTTATTATCTCATATTGTCCCATAAAAGCAAATAGAGTTGTTTCTAACAGCCTTATGCTCGTTCCTTGGTCGTGTAAGGGTAACAAGTATCATGCCAAGGCAACGAGCGGGGATCATGCGAGGGCGACAGGCGGACCACGGACAAAGAAAAACCCCCACAGCGCGAGCCGTGGGGGTCCTAGGAGAAAGCCTAGTTAATCTTTTTTTCCTCTAGTCTTTCTATAATATAGTCTGGTTCCATGTACCAATCATAGAAATAGTCTTGCTCAATCCGGAATAACTTATAATCGGTATAACCGCCCCGAACATCACAGCCGTTATGAATGGATAGAGCGATAACATCACAATCATAAGTATCGCCCACATAAACAAACTGTATTGTTTGGGATAAATCGCACTCACCGTTGTAAGTGTTAATAATTTTAGCTTCTTTGTTATACCTCATGCGCATGTAGTCTTCAGCATCACCCATAGAACCTGGACAACGCCCCTCTGGATTTTCATAACTGAACCTGTCTTCATTAATCCAGTTTTCAAAGTTCATGGTTTCGCGCTCGGCAAACTCGCAGCTTTCAACTAAATGATGAAACAACGACTTTTCACGGTATGGGTATTCTGTGTCTGTGTCGAAAAACTCCTCTTCTTTTTCGTTTTCGAAATCTTCCAGACTCATTTTTTGATTTCGTTCCCAGTGCCTACCGTATGCGCCCCCACTATCCAGCATATGTTCCCCTGTTGACTCGGTAAGCATTTCATAGATTATTTGTTTTGTTTGGTTCATGTCTTTACTCCTAGTTAAATATTGAGTCCTCAGTATAGCATGCGTCCCAGAATATACCAACTTTATTTTTAAGCCCTGGTTCAAGTTCTATCATGCAAGGGCGACGGGCAGTTATCATGCAAAGGCGACACGCGGTTCGGGGACAAAGGCAATAAAAAATCCCCTACAGCGCGAACTGTAGGGGACTTTAGGAGAGACCTTAATGGGTGGTGTTGCTCTCCTCTCCAACACTAACCCCGACTACTTCCATATCAACGCCTTCCGTATTTTTAAGCTCGTCTTGAATTGCGTCAAACATAGCGGAAACAGTAGGCGGTACTGCGTCAGCCTCAATGGACTCTGCTTGAGCAACAAGAAGTCGAACGAAGAAACGAGTCAACGCATAAGTACTGCTAGTGATCTCGTCTCCGGTACAGCCCTCTCTTTCAAGTCGGTCAAAGTAGTCGATTCCCATAGCATCGATTGCATCAAAAGCACAATCGGCGCGGGTTTCCATACTAGGTGTCTTTCTTTTCTTCCGTTTCTTCCACATCATATGGAGTACCTCTCCGTAAGGACTTCCATTACCGCGTCAACATTACTGTCTTGTAATATATATTCAATGGTAATATCTTCCTCAATCCTTTTTTGTAAGTCCCACCTAGACGCAATGCCTTCGGCAAAAGAACAAGGAATGACCTCTATGTCGTCCCAATGATAGTGTCGTGGTTTCATACGCACAACTTTATTGGTTTTATTGAAGTCCTTGCAAAACGCTTTTATGTCGTCTTTGCATTTAGTGGCTTCTTTATCTGCTTTCTCTGCTTTTTTAATCAGAGTCCTATACTTCGCTAACGCTTTTTTCGTGTCAGGGTGTTTCTTAACCGCTTTTTCGGTCTTTTCAACAATGTCCTCTGCCAGTCTTTTCGCGAGAGTTTCAGTTTGCTTATTGGTTAGATTTCTAGCCATAGTAAATACCTCCTAAATTGTTTTATTTACAAGGAAATTATCTCATAGTATCCCATATAAGTACAGCTTTAATTTCCAACAGCAAATTTTCGTGTTGCGGTTGCTATCATGCAAGGGCAACAGGCAACGGGGACAGGCAACAGGCAACGGTCACAAGTATCATGCAAGGGCATCAAGCTCAGTCAACAGGGAATCACGGACCTCCGTCCAGTTGACCGGGGACAAGGTGCTATATCGTGCAGAGGCATCAAGCCCTTGTTCCACGATCTGACGCACTTGTTTAGCATGAAAGAGGTATATCCCATATTTTTTAGGTGATGAAGGAGAGAGGGCCTTGACCAAGATAAAACAAGGTGAGTTTTCATGCTCAACGTGAAAGGCGATCTGATGAGGGGAAAAATAAACCGTTCTACTTTTGGTTACTTTTAGCTCGACCGTAAAGATCTTTCCGTCCTTAGTAAAGCCCATAACATCTGGGACACCTTTTGTAGCCCAAGACTCTAGCCTAACCCATTGAAAATCCGTTAGGTTGTTCTTGATCTGTTTCCAAAAATTTGTTTCCAGTTTCGCCAAAGTAGTTTTTCCTTATGGGATAAATACTTGCATTGTATATACATTAGTGTAGTATTAGTAATAGAACTATTTTATATTAACTTATTAGGGGAACAATTATGGAAAAACTAGAACCAAAACTAAATGTAGAAATAAAGCATGACGAGGAAACGCATGAAAACGGATTTTTTTCTAGGGAGCTAGACGAAGTGTACGCTAAACACTTAGAAGAAACGAATTTAGATGCTGATGTATGGGAAGTGTGGATTAATGGTGAACATATAATTTCTGGTCTTTTTCCACTTGCTTATGCAGAACTATTAGTAAAAGAGGAGGTGTCTGATGAAAATCGAACAATATAACGACTACACCTTTATAGGGTTTAGCATTGGAGATCGAGTTAAAGTTATAGATCAAGAAGGGATTGGCTACGAAATTACAGGAACAGTTGTTGAAGATTGTGACAAACTACTTGTAATCAAAGATGATGATGCAGAAACTTTAGATGATAGGTTGGAGTTTAGAAGATCTGATCTTGAATTAATAGAGGAGGTGTCCAAATGAGTATTAAACACGAAGAACATTACTGGGAGGATAAAACCAAAGCGTTTTTACAAGGAATAGACTACGAAGATTTGATAACCATTGTAGAGGTTGCTCGAATTGCTTTAGAGGATACTGCTTGGCCTCATCTCCGTTCTGGTATAGGACATGAACTTGATCTATCTGATGAAGAATTAGAGAGAATTTATAAACTTATCGAAATAGAGGGGAAGAATGATGAGTAATGGCGCAAGAGTCACTTTTGATAGTGAAACAGGAAAAGGCAAAGTTTGGCTTGGTTGGGGTAGAGGCCATGTTCTTTTTGAAATAGACGAGCAAACAGGAGAACCTACAAACTGGGAAAACCCAAACGCTAACGCAGAAAAAAATGTCAGCGATCTGCTGATACAACGGGCGAAAAAGATTTTTGAGCAACAAAAGGGGGAGAATGATGAATAGTTTGGCAAAGTTAGAGCCTTATGCAGACGAATGGGATTATGATGATTTTGTTTGTGATATTGATTCTTATTTTAATCAGTATTTAGGTAAAGAAGTTTTTGTTAGGGGTGTTAATCTAAATTGGAGAGGACAAAACGGAGTAAAAACCTTTGTTTTAGAGGAGACGGAACAAGTGTTTAAAGAACTGGTGCATGAGAACACCGACTATTCTTTCGACATATCAAGGACCAGAGGTAGAAACACCTATAAAGCTAGATCATCTAACCATGATTGTCCCACGGGCAGTTATTTTGTTTTAAGTTTTAGGGAGGTGTCTGAAAATGAGTGAATCAATAGATGAACACAAACTCCTTGAAAAACTAAGAGAGGACGAGAACAAGTCACTAAAGAGACTTATAGGGAACGGACTGGCCAATCAAGAGGAACGAGATCAGTTGATTGGGGAAATTGCCTACATTAGTCATTTAATTATATGGTTAAAAGCGGAGGTGGGTGGTGAGTAATATTACGGCTGTTGAAATAAAACTGCTCGTTAAGGTAGATACAGAAAATAGTGAGCTTTGCCCAACTGGAGATGCTGTCACCAGTAATTGCGTATTAAACACAATAGAAAACGATTTCTTTTTAGACCCAGTAGAAGTATTAGAGGTAAGGGAGGTGGGTGATGAATGAACGGATAAGTTGCCTTAAGTTGTTCTTTTGGACACTATTCTCACCTACGGAGGACTGGGAAAAATGAGTAAAAAATACGCAACAATATGCTCTATCGTAGGTACAACAGGATTGGCTTGGGGGGTAATGAACTTTGAACTGGGTGGGATAGACTCGCCTGGTTTTGCTATAGCTGTTTCTTTAAGTATCGTCTTGGGGGCAGTTTTGTTTTCTTATGGGGGCTACGGACTGCTTAAGAGAAACAAGGAAAAAACAACAGCTAATGAAAAAGACAAGGAATTATACGAGCATCAAAAATTTGATGATGAAAGATTAGAAAAACTTTACAACAAGGGAGAAAAACCAATGGCTAAAACAAAGAAGGAAACACCTAAAGAAAACTCGAGTGTGGACTTAATGAAACGAGAAAACAAACTATTGGCTGAGATTACGAAAGAAGAAAAAGCTACTGAGGCCAAACGCAAAGAACTTAAGTCTTTACAGGAAACACTTGTTCAAAAAGGTTGGGTTCAGAAAGACGGTTCTTGGGGCATAGAATGAATATTTCTTTCACTAATGTTTGGCATATACTTTTATACCTATTGCTAGGCATTGTGTTCTTACCACTTTATTTTTGTGCATTTTTAATTGATAAGGCTTTAGGTCTTGAGCTAGAGGAGGAAAAATGGAGGCGATGATTATATGGTTAAAAGCGGAGGTGGGTGATGAATAGTCAAAAGTCATATAGTTGGTTAGAAATAGCAAATATGCCCTTATGTTGCGTTTGTTGTGGCAGTAGGAACGTAGATCAAGAAAAAGAGGTGTGTTTAAACTGTGGAGCAGATGAAGGTTTACTAGCAGATGAAAGGGAGGAAAGCGATTCAAAACAACGATTTAGTGGACAAACGGAGAAGTTTGAGCAATCATTTAATGAGATTTTTATTAACGGAGAGAGTAATGACTAAAATATGGCGAAAGCAAGAATGGGAACAACGAGAACTATTCCCTAAAAGGCCCACACAATATAATGACCCTAGTTTCAAAATGTTTGTAAGGGATATGTATGACGCAAACTGTAAAGAGAGAAGGGAACACGGGCAAAAAGAATACAAAAACATTTTTTCCTACTTCAGAAAAAACCACCAGTTTGTAGTCGATAAATTTGAGGAAAGCAAAAGTGATTAGACACAGAACCCACTTGGAGTTAGACCAAGCAAAAGACTTAATGACCGCCATAAACCAAAACCAACTACACGACCTCCTTCCTTTTTTAAAAATAGGTATCAAAGGCGCAAAGAAAAGCTATCGTCTATGTATTGATTGTCCAGCAGACAGCCACCCAAGAATAGTGAACAAGATACAAGATTCTTTGGGCCTATCGTTCACTTGGGAGGAATATGATGAAAAAACCCCTGTTGAAGAGGCTACGGGTATGACCCCAGAGTTTAAGAAGTACGCAAGAGAAGTTATGGGCGTCAAAGACTAATGAACTATCTAAGCGAGATCTTCTATCCTCATGTTGAATTAATAGAACTAACCGATGTCGAACTTCTCAGAGCTTACGAGCAACTAAAAAAGAATCCCCCCGAAGAAATGAACGAAGTTTTAAGGGTTTCCAACGAGCTTATTAACAGAGGTTGGAGAAAAACAGAGGAAGAGGAGTGGGAATGGCGAGTACCAGGGCTTTAGTTTTCTTTCAGTTGCTTGTACTCGTACAGATTTTCCATAATAGTCTCAAACATTCTTCTAAAATCAGCAAGTTTCATAAAAGGTAAGTCCTGTTGGCTTTGGTGACTACAATATATTTTATAACAGTCCTGTAATTGTTCTTCTGTATAAAGAATCATTCTATTTCCTCAAACACAGCGTCCTCGGCCTCAAGCAAAGGCTGATAGTCAGCGAGTAGTGCGTCAATCTTCTGTTTAATTTCTTTTTCAGACAAGGACTCAAGCGTTCCTGTTCTTATTTCTTTTCTCTCTACATAGAGTCCGGCGGCACGGCCTCGTTGCACCTCAGCGGAAACGGCGGCGGTGAGATTGCCTTTATCAATAGCCTGGTCTCTAATTTCTGCCAGTTTCCTTATGTGTCGAGAAAAAGTGACATCAAATTTTTGCTGTAGTTCGGCCTCGAGTTCTTGTATGTACCTAACAACTAAAGGGTATTTTCTAGGGTTGGTTAGTTCCGCCGCAGAAACACCGGCTCTGGTTTTAGAATAACCTGCGTCAATGGCGCATTGTGTCTTGGTTTTACTGCCATCATTATAGACCAGTTCCCTAGCAAAGCGTTTTTGCTTATCAGTCAAGTGGCGAACATTCTTCCCCGATGGATTGTTGGACCCAGTAGGTCCTTTTTGTCCTTTAACACCCATTTTGCCTCCTTTTTTATAGATTATAACAGTATTTTACACTAAAAAGGTAATTAAAAGTAACCTCAGTTTCTCAGTTCAACCTCAGTCGCTCAAACTGAGACTCAAACCCTTATAAACACTGGCTTTGAGGGCAACCTCAGTTCCTCAGTCGAACATTAGGGTTTTGGTTTTGATAGTTGAAAACAAAAAATGGTGAAAATAGAACTTAGAAATGAGGTTTAGTTAAAAACACTGTATATAGGGTTTCTCCGGGGCCTAATTCCTATCTCAGTCCTACTTTTGTAGAAATGAGGTTTTTGGGTGTTTGTTGTAGCGCAACAACAAAACAGCCCCCATAAAACAACAAGACTTTTTAGAACGATTCTAAAAAAGAAGCCCTTTTTGGCCCTGGTCCCCGGTCCTTTTACCCCAAACCTAAATTTAGCCCCTTCCTCAAAGGCCCGTAAACAAAGGGCTATGGGACACATGGTATAATATAAGGGTGTCTTAAAAAGCACAATGCGATCTTTAACAACCGGATGCCATAGAAGGGTGCATGGACAACATGACACCAAGCAAAACTTAATTTTAAATTTAATAAAATACAAGGAAAATAACTATGAATAACTATATTGGAAAAAGAATACACTACGAATGGGACATGGAAACTCTTTGCGAAGAACATGGGGTTATTGACCATGACCACCATAGTGTAGGCGATTTAGAACGCCTTGTTTCAGCTTATCTAAATTACTGGGACTACGATGATGAACTCATTTATTCTTTTGATCTGGTTCTGGTGCAAGATTTCTGGACAGAAGATGAGGGAAGAATACACAGAGAATGGTATTACCTAGACACCTGTACTCTTGAGTTCAATCCACCACTTCCAGCAAAATACTTGCAAAAGGAATTTGAAAAATCATTACCGACTATCAGAAAGTTACAGTTCAAAAAACCTATCAAGTAAAACAAGAAACCCACATCATTCATTTGGTGTGGGTTTTTCTTTGTCTGAAATTAAGCCGGGGGAGTTATTTCCCCCGGCTCAACACGAGCCGTTCCTTAACGCGCAAACATTTCTTCTCGGCTCATTTGTTTGTTTTCTCCCCTGAAACAACGGCGATCAGTTTGTCCAAGTACCACCGGGCCTTCTTTAGATCCTCGATTGGTTTTCCCTTATGCCTGAATCTCAAAAGATACTTCAAGATGTTCCCGAGCAAGTAGCCAATGAATCCCTGGTCCCCGATCCCCGCTTCAATAACCTCGATCACTTCCATTCCACCTTGATTATAATGCGGTGGGTGGTTGACCATATCCTCCTTGCTCATTAACCGCCTCCGGCCTTTTCCCATTCCCCGATTGCCTGTGAGGTGCAGTGCGTATCACCTCTTTTGACCTTATTAACAAACCAATCGGCAAAATCGCCTTGGTGTTCGTCAAACCATTTTATAAACTTCGGGTCGTAGCGTTTGATATGCACCCCCTCAACAACTGGTCGAGTTGGGTTCATGCGTTGCCAGTTTTTTATCTTCACTGTGTCTCCTCTCGCATAAACACCGGTGTTTGTTTGCCCACATAGGCCCCGGTCACATTAAATTCCATGTACTCCACGGCGTCCTCGTAATCCATGTCTCTTTCCAGTACCTCAATGCACTTGTCATAACTATAAACCGCCCTCGGTGGTCCCCACTCCAAAGACATGCCTATAAAGGCGTCTTCAAAACCGTCCGCTAAAAGCGCGGATTGGTCCGTTTCCTCAAGGTAGCGGGTCCAGTCCTCTAATCGTGTTTTACCGTACACACTATCCTCCCGTCGTTGGGGTTGGGTAGGCGTTCTCGGGGCGCTGATAGGAATTTTTCTCGGCCTCCTGGATAAGCTTCCTTACCTTTTTCCCCAGTTTAGCGTCATTGGGGTAATCGTAGGCCAACGCTTTAAGTTCTTTAAGTCCAAGGGACTGGTGTTCTTTGTTTCTTACTCTAATCATACCTTCTCTCGATAAAGTGCCCCATTGTCTATAAGTGGTTTCTAGGATTAAAGCACGTCCCCACCAATAGACTATCGAACTGGGGCGTACCCGTATTTCAACAGACGTGCTTTTTCCATGGTCTAGTCGCGCATACTCTCATAGGGAACGCGGTCCACGACCAGACTACGAGTAGGAAGACCCGATTATGAAAAACCGCGTTCTTGAATCTCGTACATGTAGTCACTCTTAGCGTCAAGGTGAGCCTCCATCGCTTCGCCGTTCTCGATGTAATCGTTTTCAATATATGCCAAGAACAGTTCTTCGATAGACACGTCCCGAGCTAAAGCGGCGGTCCTGGCCTTACCAAAACTCTCCGCATTAAGAGACAATCTTATTATTTGTTTTTGTTTTCCTATCATGTCCCATAAGGTTACATAAAAGGACGCAAAAAAGCAACTAAAAAATGTCGCCAACGTCTTTTCCTCCTTGGTCCCCGGACTCAAAACTATCGATCATGGCATCAATCGAGGCCGCGCCTTCCTTCTGTCGAACTCGTTTCCATTCCCGACTTATTAACCGCCGGACAAACTGACTGGAACTGCGCCATTGTCTTCGACTCATAATGTCCAGGTTCCTTTTTTCAATGGACGTGAGCCGGATATTTATTTGCGTGTCCTTTTTATCCTTTTGCTTTGGTGTTTTTTGTTTTACTTCCCGAACCATTGTCGTACCTCCCCTAAAACTTCATTGGATATGTCCACTTTTTTCTTTAAAGACGCTAAAATTTTCTCGTCCACCGTGTTTTCACACACCAGATCAATATAAGTACAGCTTTTGTCTTGTCCAATGCGGTGAATCCGGTCCTCTGCCTGTATTCTTAGCTCTAAATCATAGCTGTTGGAGTAAAAAATCATGTGAGAAGCCGCCGTTAAGGTCAGTCCACGGCCCCCGGTGTGCGGATTAGAGACAAAGAATCGAAGCGGGTGGTCCGGGTCTTGAAAGTTATCAAGAATAGTTTCCCGGTCCTTTTGTGAGGTCTTCCCGTAATAAGAAGCCACGCTATTTTCCCCATAAACCTCGGCTATTTTCTTGGTCAAGTGCTCTATGTCTGTTTGAAATACCGCAAAAACTACAGCCTTACCACTGATTTCTTCCAATATATTAAGCGTTTCTCCTATGCGGTTGTTCTTGAGCACCTGGACCTCCCCCGAAGGTGCGCGCAGACTTCCCGCAACAATTTGTTGCAATCGCATTAACTGAGTCAGCACCGTTTGAGTGGTGTACACTTCGTCCGCGATAATCATTAGCGCTTCTTTTCTCATCTGCTCATAGGCTTTTTTCTGTTCATCACTAAGCTCAACGCTTCGTTGCATGTAAACCTTTTCCGGTAGATCTAAACATTTGTCCTTGGTGTAGCGAGCAGAGAACTCTTTGAGCATACCTTGCAGTTCGTCCATTCGATGATACCCAACGATTTCTTGAAAACTGTTGTGGCCCATGCGCCGCATTTTAGTAATCGCATATCTTGCTTTGAACGCATAATAACTTTTGAACCCTAATAATAAGGGATTAAGGAAAGCGCATTGCGCGTATAGATCAAGAGGTGTTTTGGTCACAGGAAACCCGGTCAGTATTCTTTTATAGGAGGCTTCTCGGGACAACCCCAATAAGTTTTTGGTGCGCTTGGCTTTAGGGTTCTTAATTAAGGTGCTCTCGTCCACGGCAATCATGGTTTCGTGCCCTAAAACAAAAGCTCGCGCAAATTTAAGCCCTTTTTCCGTGGAAAATGCTTCAACATTCATGGTCATAATCTCTAATCTTTCCGGGTGTTCCTCTAAAACCAGGCCGCAATAGGCTTGTTTCCACTTCTGCGTATGGTTGGGTTGCCACACCACCACTTCCCTCTCGATTCGTTCGGGCAAATGCTTTGGTATTTCGTTCTTGTCCCAATTCCTTAAGTTTCCTTTCGGTGTTATAATTAACACCGCATTTATTTTGTCGGCCTCAAAAAGCACTGCGGCGTTGTCCAGGAGAACTTTCGATTTGCCGAGGCCCATCTCTAAAAAGAGGGCAAACTCTTTGCGAAAGGCTGAACGGGCCAACGTCTTCTCTTGGTGCTTGTAAGGCTCCGTTTGATACTTATAGTTTTTCATTCTTATATTAGTCCTTCTATCGTATAACAATTCTTCTTATTGTTTTTTATTGTTGACAATAAAAGTATATCCGGTATATACTTCTCCTGCAACCTGAAATTGGAGAAGAAGTTGCACAACAATTTTATACGAGGAAAAACAAATGAACGAAACGTTGAAAGCATTAATAACTCTGGCTCTACAGTTATCCGAAGCGGAAAGAAAGCAATTCTCCGCGATCCTAACCCTAAGTACCCTTAGTCTAATGGCAGTCGAAGACACCACAGACGAAGCTCTTTTGCGCGCAAAAGAAAAACAAGAAGAACTAGACCAACTAGACGAGTCTTGGAAAATACGCCCTATTACAACAGAGGTCGCAGACATTGGTCCTGGGGAGTGGGACTAATGAGCATAGAAGTTAAAATACACTACTATGAAGTAGTAGAAGCCATTGAATTGTATATAAAAGAAAACTACAACATGGACTTAGACTTGGATATTTACTCCGAGAATTGTGTGTTAGCGGAAGGTATCGTGGAGGTGGAATACCATGAAATAGAACCTGTTTACAAAAAACACAAGAACGGGAAGGTGGTCAAAAGTCAACACGGGCACCCTGTCGTTGATCGTGAAAACTCTAAGTACGCAAAAAAACACATTTCTTTTGATGAAGCAGCCTCGTTTGTTTTTAGCATCAACAATAAAAGCGGGTATTGATAATGACAAAGAAAAAAGAAGACAACATCATCGACCTGTTTGAACAATCGGTTGAAAAGAAAGTCACAAAAGTTAAGGACCAGGACCTTGGTTCCCTGTCCAAAGACATGAATGATATGCTCGAGATCGGTGGCCTTATTGGCAACGCTGAGGAAAAACTTAAGCGATTAAAAGAACAGTACCGACAGTACAGCGAGGAAACTATCCCGGAGAAGATGAAGGAACTTGGAATCAGCGATCTGCGCATGGACGACGGCTCGCGTATTTCAGTTGATCCTTTCTACTCTGCACGGATCACGGAACAAAATAAGGAAGAAGCGCACCAGTGGCTAAGAGACAATGGTCGTGGCGACCTTATAAAGAACGTCGTTAGCATTAATTTCGCGGCAGGCGAAGACGACGAAGCAAAAAAGACAATGGACACCCTGGCAAAACAGGGACTAGAGCCTATGCAAAAGGAGGCGGTCCACCCATCTACGCTCAAAGCCGAAGTAAAGGCGCTTATTGAGAGTGGCGAAACCGCGTTTGACAGTGGCACACAGAAACTATTTTCCGTGTACACAGGACAACGCACAAAAGTAATAAAGAACTAAATATATAAGGATGAAAGTATATGGCTAGTAAAAAAGCGAATGGTAGTAGCTCTACTAAGAAGACCGACCTTACCGCATTGTTTGAAAAACATGCCGGACAAGGCTTCGGAGAAGTGGGCGCGGACGATTTAAACACTCCGCGAATACAAATCATACAGGCGTTATCCCCTGTTCTGAACAAAACAAAACCGGAGTATCATGCTGATGCAAGTGCCGGGGATTTTCTGTTCACAGGGAACAACTCTGTCATCGACGGACAAGAGGGATTTTTATTCCAACCTTGTTGGTACGATAGAAACTATGTTGAGTGGCGACTCAGAGAAGACGGAGGCGGTTTAGTCTCTGTTCACCCTGCCGACACCGAACTGGTTTATCAAGCAGAACGGGACCCGCAGTACCGCGACATCTTGACTAAAAGCGACGGTTCTAAAACTCAACTGGTCAACACTGGAAACCATTACGGACTGTTGCACCTTAACGATACAGCCTATCGTTGTGTGATTAACATGTCTGGTTCTCAGCTAAAGCACTCAAGATCATGGAACAACATGGTTGTGACCCAAGTGGTTAAAGGCAAGAAAGGCACGTTTACACCGCCTTCCTTTGCTCAACTGTACCGCATAAACATCAAAGAGGAGTCCAACGCAAAGGGCACCTGGTTTGGTTTTAATGTGGCCATGGAATCATTACTGACTGACCCAGAGCAGTTTAACGAAGGACAAACCTTCGCTGACTTCTGTGAAGAAGGAGGTATGTCTGCCTTGAGTAAACCTGCCAGCAAGGGCGCAATAGAAAACCAATCTGAAAAGGATTGGGAATAATTGTTGTTAGCTTAGGGACTCTATACTTTTAACGCAAGGGGAGTATGGGGTCCCTTCTCTAAGGGGCACCATGAAAGAAATAGCATTGGAACTTATGTCGATTTTCGCGGGACTTGACCGCGCTTACGGCATTTACACAATAGAAGGGACAAAGCAGACAGCAAAAGGCACAAAGAAACAAGGGAAAGGCCGAACACTGCAAGAACCACTGTCCCTGGTCCAATGGCAACAACACTTAAACGGAGAAATTTCCCTCGGGGTCATACCGATCACCGATGAAGAGACGTGTAAATGGGGGTGTATTGACGTGGACGAATACCCGGTTGACATAGACTACCTACAAAAACTCATTAAAGACATGCAACTGCCCTTGGTCCCCTGTCTGACCAAATCGGGTGGGGTGCATTTGTTTCTCTTTACCAAAGAACATGTGCCGGCAATCAAAATTAAAAGCAAACTGGAAGAAATTGCCGCGGCTATGGGTCGAACGGGAGACGAGATCTTTCCTAAACAATATCAATGGAGCAAACAAGAAGAAAAGCAGGGAACCAAACAAACAGGGAACTGGTTGAACATGCCTTATTTTGGCGGAGAGGAGTCCGCGCGTTGTGGCTTAAGTAAAAAGGGAGAGTCCCTCAGCCCAGAACAATTCATTAGAACGGTCAAGCGAGCCTCTATCACAGAGGAAGAGCTTGATGAAATTAAACCAATAAAGAAAAGCCGAAAGGCTAACGGGGAGGGTTTGAAAGAGTCCTTCTGGGACCAGGCACCACCGTGTTTGGTACACATGAAGCTAAACGGGATACCTGAAGGCACCCGCAACGACGCTCTTTTCTCTTACGGCGTGCTGTTTAAAAAACTGCACCCGGAAAGCGATGAATGGCGCGACAAACTTCAGGAGGTGAACAAAACAGCGTGTCACAAGCCCCTGTCACACACTGAGTTGAACGCCTTAATGAATAGTCTTGAGAAATCGGACTATCGTTACAAGTGTACCACACCGCCCTTGGTAAACCATTGCCAAAGTGGTGTTTGCATAACTAGGCGATACGGGATTGACCCTTCTGAACAAGAGGTCATTCCCACTAGCCTCAGAAAATATCTGACGGACCCTCCCTTATGGCACTTAGACATAGACGGCAAGACATTGATTCTCGAAACACGGGAACTCCACAGCTTTGCGTTGTATCAACAGCGCTGCATGGACGTGTTGAACCAATGTCCTCCCGATATAAAGAAGAAAGATTGGGTGGCACGACTCAACCACCTCCTCCAAAACGTACAGGAAATCGAAGTGCCTCCCGATATGACAAAATCCGGGTTGTTGCAAGACGCTATCGCAGAGTTCTGTAAAAACACAGAGTCTTCTGCAAAGGTCGCCCTTTTAGCGAGTGCGGTTTATCGAAACGAGGAAGAAGACACGCATGAATGGTGGTTTCGTGGCAGAGATTTGGTAAAATATATTCGAGATTTCAAAGGCATGAAAGGGATTAAAGAAGCCGAAGTCTACAGCGAACTAAAAGCACTAGGGGCCACAACAGCGGTAAAGTACATTGACAAAAGTGCAGGAAACACTTCTGTCTGGGTTTTAAAAACCGAGGACAATACAGCGCTGAACGTGAGTGCAGACGATTTTAAACTGAACAAACCAAAAAAGGATTGGGAAGATGAGTAGTGTTGATAAGTTTTTTGGCCCTCCCGGCACAGGCAAAACCACCACCCTACTAAAAAAGATAGAAGAACACCTCGACCAAGGCACTGCTCCTGATCGCATAGCCTTTATTTCTTTTTCTGTTAAGGCCGCGGAAGAAGGAAAGCAAAGAGCCCGTAGTCGTTTTGGTTTTGCTAAGGAAGACCTTGTTTATTTTTGCACAAGCCATGCCTTTTGCAAAAGAGCCATGGGCATTACTCGGGTTATGGAAGGCATAGATGTTAAAGAGTTTTTAGAAGCGTATAGTTTTCCTTTAACCCAACACTATCACGGGAACACCCATAAGTCTTTGGAAGCCATGTTGGAAGACCCCTACTTTCAGATCATTGAGAACGCTAAGGCAAACTGTAGGTCGGTCAGCACTGAACGGCTTAAGACCCCGGTTAAACAAAGACAAAAGATTGTTCCTCCCATGCTAGAAGCTATTGATAGAGCCTGGGCTCAGTACAGAGAAGAACAAGGGATCTTTTCCTTTGCCGATATGATTAATGAGTTTCTCAATAAAGGCAAAGTACCGCCCTTAGATGTTTTAATTGTTGACGAGGCCCAAGACTTAGCGGAACTGAATTGGCGTTTGATAGAAAAACTTATGTCCGTGGTCCCCGTTTCTTACATCGCGGGCGACGATGACCAAGCCATTTATGAATGGAACGGAGCAAGGCCCGATCGCTTTATTGACATGCGGGGTAGGACCGTGGTCCTCGATCAGTCTTTCCGTGTCCCTAAAAAAGTGCACACCGTTGCTGAGAAAATTGCCGGACGTATCGAGCGCCGCCAAAGAAAAAACTATTTGCCTAGAGATGAGGAAGGAAGGCTTGAACACCTGCCTTCTGTGAATGTATTGCCTATGGACAAGGGAGAATGGTTGATTCTAGCCTCTTGTGACTACATGCTTAACGGAGACAGCGAAGGCTATGACATTCGTAAAAGACTTATTGACCAGGGGATTCCTTTTTCACACAACACCTTTCGCTACATTCCTTTGTCCATGGTCAGAGCCATAGATGGGTGGAAAAAATTAAACAAGAAACGAACCAATATAACTGTAGGAGAACTGGAAGACGTTTATAGATACCTAACGAAGAACGAAGTAAAAAGAGGCTTTCTTTCCGCCCCAGGGAAAGAAGAAGACAAAGAAAGAAAACTAACGAAGAAAAAAGTGTTAAGCATCTTTGGACTAAAGGAAGACTGTATAGGGCTTCCTTGGGAAGAAGTGTTTGCAAAGAAAATTAAAGAAGAAAAAAGAGCCTTCATTAAGAAAGCTCTAAAAAACAACGAAGATTTAAGCGTTGAACCGCGGGTGGCTTTATCAACAATACATAAGGCCAAGGGAGGCGAAGCGGACAATGTAGCAGTGCTGTTGGACCTGTCCCCTGCACAGAAACTAAACGCTATGCTCGACTCTGACAGTCTCCACCGACAGTTTTATGTTGCCGTGACCAGAGCCCGAGAAAATCTTTTCCTTATTAACGCACAAAATGAGAGCTTACAATATGCCATATAAAACATTTCAGCCTCCAACAGAATGGACGCCACCAGATACTTTTCCCGTAAAAAAACTACTTGACGCAGACGAAATTGCGATTGACCTCGAGACTCGAGACCCTAATCTTAAGGAAAAGGGTCCTGGTTATATTAGAGGTGACGGAGAGATCGTTGGCATATCTGTCGCTTGCGATGGATACGCGGACTATTTTCCCTTTGCCCATGAAACAGGATTTAATTTCCCTAAGAAAAAGGTCTTAGAGTTTACTAAAGACATTGTGTCTGGGAACAGCGACAAAATATTTCATAACGCTATGTATGATGTTGGTTGGTTAAGGCAAGCAGGGGTTGATGTTAAAGGCCGAGTCATAGACACCATGGTTGTTGCTCCTTTAATTAATGAAAACATGTATTGGTACACACTAAATGCTCTGGGCATAGAGTACCTACAAGAAGGTAAATCAGAGGCAGAACTAAGACAAGCGGCAGAGGAGTGGGGAATTGACCCTAAAGCAGAGATGTGGAGATTGCCCTCAGCGTACGTTGGGACGTATGCCACGCAGGACGCGGCCCTTACACTAAAACTTTGGAACCACTTTAAGATTCTTCTCGAAGAACAAAACCTATGGAATATTTTTGAACTAGAAACAAACCTGTTCCCCGTGCTGTTCAACATGAAGACAACAGGGGTGAGGGTTGATTTGGATAGAGCCGCTCAACTAAAGAAACAGTTAATAGTAGAACAGAAAAAAATAACCAGAGAAGTAGTTAAAGAATCTGGGGTAAAGGAAGTAAGGGTTTGGGCAGCGAAGTCTGTTGCCAAAGTCTTTGATGCCTGCAAGATACCCTACAACCAGACCGCTAAAGGCAACCCTAGTTTTACTAAAGCGTTTTTAGCTAACCAAGAACACCCTGTCGCTAAGAAAATTATGAAGATCAGGGAACTGGACAAAGCCCACAGCACCTTTATAGACACTATTGTTAAACACGCACACAACGGCAGGATTCATGCGGACATTAGACAGCTTAAAGGAGAGACCGGAGGAACCGTGACGGGAAGACTGTCGATGAGTAACCCGAACCTACAGCAAGTCCCGGCTAGAGACAAAGAATTGGGCCCACTTATTCGTTCTTTGTTCTTACCGGAAGAAGGACAGAAGTGGTGTTCAGCAGATTTTTCACAACAAGAGCCTAGAATACTGACTCATTTTGCTTATCGCTCAAAGTATGAGGGAGTTGACCCTGTTGCCGAAGCCTTTATAGCAGGAGAAGCAGACTTCCACCAACAGGTAGCCGAGCTTGCAGGCATTGATCGTAAGACAGCTAAGACCATTGGCCTTGGTATTATGTACGGTATGGGTAAAGGGAAGCTCGCCGACCAGTTAGGTGTGGACGTGGACGAAGCCAGCGATATTTTAATGCGGTTTAATACTTATGCCCCCTTCGTTAGACAAATGGCAGACACCGTTAAGCGTAGTGCAACCACACGAGGATACATCAAAACTCTACTTGGTCGCCGTTGTCATTTTGATATGTGGGAACCGCGTCAATACGGCACCGGAAGACCCTTAAAATACAAAGAAGCCATGCACGAATACAACGGAGACATAAAACGCGCTTTCGTCTATAAAGCGTTGAATAAGTTGATCCAGGGGTCAGCCGCAGACATGACTAAAAAAGCGATGCTGGACTGCTACAATGCGTCCTATGCCCCTTTGCTACAGGTACACGATGAACTTGTTTTTTCAGTCTCGGACAAAAGGGAGGTTGAAGAAATAGCAGAGATCATGGAGAATGCGGTAAAACTAGAAGTTCCCAATAAAGTTGATGCAGAACTAGGCAAAAATTGGGGAGACTCAATGACTTAATTTATCGTTGCTATTGATCTTATACTTTTATATAATCTAACAGAATTTAATATAAGGAACCCACATGGACACAACTAAATGGAAAAGCGTAGCTATACGCACAGACATTGTTAAACTAGCAGACAAAATTTCTAAGAAAACAGAACGGCCCAAGAGCTATGTTTTTGCTTACGCTATTAAACGATTAGCGGAAGACATTGAAAAAGGCGTAGTGCAATAAAATGGTTGGCGGTAAGGAAAAGGAGTTTAAGGTCAGAGGCACATACCGATTGGTTAAAAGAGGCGGCTCAAAAAACTACGAAGCTGTCGATAAACACGGACATGGTGTCAAGTTAGGAACAAGCAGCCTTAAACTAGCTAAGAAACGAGCCGGACTGGCCATAAAGAAAATGGAAGAAACCAAATGATTAGTGTAGGCGATTCATTCCCTGATTTTTTTCTAACAGGGGTTGACAAAGACAACAGTATTATAGACGTAAACTTCGACAGTTTGTCTGAGCATTGGAGTGTGTTTTATTTTTATCCAAAAGACTTTACCTTTATCTGTCCCACCGAGATAGCTGAAATGGACAGGTTGGTGGATGAAGACGTGAATGTTATAGGGGTTAGTGGAGACAATGAGTTCTGTAAACTTAATTGGAAGCTGTCCGAACCTCTTATCGGAAGAATTAGACATGTTTTAGCTGCGGACTGTGGTTTATCCTTATCTGATGAACTCGGTATCGTTGACCAACAGGAGGGGGTTTGCTTGAGAGCCACCTTTATTCTGGATCCAGAAGACATTGTTCAACATGTATCGGTCAATGCTTTGGACACAGGAAGAAACGTAGATGAAGTTATAAGAACGCTGAAGGCCCTACAATCAGGGGGTCTTACAGGTTGTTCTTGGTCCCCTGGCGATGAGTTTGTTGCATGAAGAACGAGATTCTTTTTTCGTCTCCCTATGAATACGCTGAACTTTCCCGTGAGACCACGGAGAAGGGACGTGTTTATTTAAACGGGGAAGAACGACTGAGTTCTGTTACCACGATTCTTTCTAAAACCAAAGCGGAGAACGACAGTCTACAACAGTGGATTGAACGGGTGGGCAAGGAAGAAGCTGAACGCATACGAAACGAAGCGGCAGCTAGAGGCACCGAAATGCACGAGATTCTTGAAAGACAGTTAAAAGAAGGCAGCATTTGGGACTATTATCCAGAAACACCAGAGCAAAAGCGTGCTTATAAAATGGCCTGTACGATCATGGACCAAGGGTTTCCGTCCATTGACCAAGTGTACGGGTGTGAGATTCCTTTGTACTACCCAGGGAAGTATGCCGGCACTGCTGATGTGATTGGTAGGCATTTAGGCGAAGAAGCTATCATGGACTTTAAACAAACCAACACACCTAAGAGACGAAGGCGCTATGTTTGGGATTATTTTCAACAACTCGCTGCCTATGCCATGGCACACAACGAAGTTTATGGCACCGAGATTAAGAAGGGTGTGATTATGATGTGCTCAGTAGATTGTTTTTATCAAGAGTTTGTTTTGGAAGGCAGAGAGTTTGAGCGTGCCGCAGAAGCCTGGAACACTCGGCTAGAAAAATTTATTCAAAGTATTCAAACTCCTCCTCTCGAACAATCTCAGCTTGAGGCTGAGACAGAAGAGGAAGGTCCTTAAAGTAATTATAGACTTCCACGAGATCATCTATCGGAAAGAAACGCCCTGATGGTAATTGTTCTGCTTCTTCAATGGCCTCTGTTTGTTTATCAAAATCTTTTCTTAAGCTGTTTAAAGCAGCCCTGCTTTTAAGAGCAAGGTTTTCTTTGTTTCTAAGCATCTTCCTTTGTTTGGCACTTAGTCGTTCTCTCTTGGTGTTGTCAAGAACAGCCTCCCTAATGTTTAATAGCTCTGCTGCTTCAAAGGTAGAGAAAATATCCTGATTAACAAAATAATTGGACTTCTGCATAGCAAGATAAGCGTCCAAGAGTTCTTGAGGAGTAACCGCTCCTTTGTTGTACACTTGTTTAGTAAAGATTTTTTCAGCGTCTCTTTGCTCGTTTAGCAGGTCCGTCAAAGCAAAACTTAAACTAGAAGAAGGATTAACTCTACTGACTTTAATACCAAAGAAAGAAGACAGGGCGTCTCCAAACTCTTGCTTGGTGCCAAAGCGATCGTAGGCTTTCTCTCCTTCTTGTCCTCCGCGATAAACCTTTTCCCCCGCTGTCCATATACCAGGAGCAACCCGGTCCCAAAAATAATTAAGATAGGCCACGGACTGATCGCCAACGCCGCCCAATGGTTTTCCTCTGCCCTCGGCCTCGTTCCAAATAGGTCGACCGGTATTACTGTTTCGGTTTTGAAGAACATCTAACGAAGCCTGAGCAAAAATAGACGGCTCCAGAAAAGGCTCAGAAAAATTCGCTATAGCTGTGGTCATTCCGGAAATAACAGCGTCCGATGCGGAACGCCCTTCTTCAACTGCTTTTGAAACTTCATTCAGTGTGGTTGGCACCATTTTTGCCAGATCGTCATAAACAGCTATATAACTTCCGTCAATAAAATCAAAGCCGCCTCCCTCCGCCTCAGTCTTTTTCTCAATAGGAATAATCAAATTGTTTTGTGCCCAATCCGGTAAGAACTTTCTTGCCGCCTCAATGTCCTCATCATCAATATCCGAAACAGCTTGTCCAATAGCTTGAGCCGCTGCTCCTACTCCATACGCTGCTGTTCCATAGCCAGCCAATCTTGCCCAACCACGTTTTCTTATAGCAGAGTTGTCCGACTGGATTTCTGCGGCCCCTATTGTAAGAATATTGGCAGAGGTACGAACAATCTCTGTGGGAAAAGCAATAAAGTTTCCAAGCACAGCGGCTGGCCCTGTCCTTAAAGCCTCTGCAAACCTGCCCACATAATCATAGTTAGGCACCGTTTGTCTGACATAAAACGCGGCCAATTCTTTTTGCGCCTGTTCAAAACTTTGCCTGTCAATCGTGTAAGACATGCCAAGGTCTTTAGCATGAGCTAAAAGCTGGTTAAAATCTGCCTCTGTAGGGAAAGCTTTTTTGACCGCCTGTAGTTCAGACGCATAAGCCACCACTTTCCAAAAATCGTCTGCCGCTGTATAAAACTCCTCGGCCCGACGATACATTTGTCGAAAAGGATTAGATGTCGCAGCAACAAAGTCTCCTGGACCCTCAAACATACCTGAACTCGCTAGTCTCCAAGAAGCCAAAAGGTCCCCTAGTCTCACAGAAGTGTTCAATACACCAAGATCCAAAAGGTCTCGGTAGCTTTCCTGTGCGGCTTGTCTAGCCGTAATAGGTCTTCCTTGTTCATCAACACCTTGTTCCCACAACTCATGGCCCACTACTTTCATGGCTTCAGGCAAATTTCTAAAGCCTATAAAATGTCCATTACCGACCACAAAAAGCGCCGCACTTAAAAAGTTTCTAATTTGTGCCGGTGGACTTAAAACAATTTTACCTAACTGTACATAGGCTTTTGGTGCAACAACAAAGTTCCGCCAGATGCTGCTGTTGTTAAACATCATGTTGTAGTTTTCAGCCACACCTAGAACTTCAGCCACTTCTTTGGTGGTGTACATACCTTCAAACGGGTTGTAGCCGTTAGACTGAACCTTGACTGTTAGCCCTGTTTCTTTTGCGAACCAGTTGGGGGCTATTCCAGCGGTGTCTCCTTTAGGTACCGGTACGGGAGAAAACAATCGTTGGCCCGGCATTTCATTAAGTATAGCCATTCTCTGCCAAAACCGATTGCTTTCAAGAACAGAGGCCAAACGGGCCGTTGTCACTGCTGCGGCTTCACCTGGATTCGTGACTTCTCCCATTAAAGCACGAACCTCTTTAGGTATTCTTTTACGCCGCTTTACCAGTTCTTGTGCCATGTCTTGTATCATAGCTTCTTCGGTCCCCGGTTCGCCTCTACCAAAAATACCCCCTATTTCTTCCGCCTGTTGTTCTCCAACACGGCCTTGTCCAATCATCCTGATTTCTCTTTCCACTCTACTCTTGCTGTATTTTTTAGTACCGTCTGGGTTTTTAGCGTTTTCTAAAAGTGCTCTAACGTCCGCAACTTTTTGTCGCATAACCTTTGCTGACTTAGTGGGCATTGTGCGGTTCCACCAACTCAAGGGATCATATCCCCCCGCCGCTTCAAAAATTCTATATGAACGGGTCATATAGGAACCAATGTTTTCCTGAATAACTTCACCCAAAGCCTTGCCGCCTTTTTTACTGGCTAAAATTTCTTGCGGCACTTCTCTTAATATCCGTGTACTCATCATGTCAATAAAGCCTCGAAGCTCAAGAAAAGAGTCCCGCAGTTCTTCTGGAAGAGCATACGCCGCGGAGGTTGGGGCCAGAAGAGCGTTTTCTTTGTTGTTCATTATTGCCCTTTGTTCTTGGTTAAGTGCCTGTTTTTCTTCTCGAGGAAGCGCACGAAACTGGCCTGCAAGAATTTGGTTGACGTCTTCTAGGTCTCCTCGCCAAATCATCAACTGCAACCGCAAGTTTTCAAGGTTTTGTTTGGTGTTAAAACGTTTTAGTTGCTCTTGCTGCTCTATCGACAGTTCTTCGTAAGCTAGACTACCGTCTCTAAACAACTCCATCGTCTCTATGTTGGCTCTTTGTTGCTTAATGTCCGCCATAATCGATGCTCGTTCTGCCCACAACTCCTCGATTTCCACATCGTCTCTTTTATAGCGTTTAGTGGTTCTTCTCAAAGCACTTGATAACGCTTGTTCCGCTGCTGCTGGCGTAGAAAACTTACCATTAGCCACAGCCGCTGCCACAGCCATATTAACCTTGTCCCCCATTTGATTGGCCATTTTATTCATGGCGCGAATCCGCCCTAGTCGGTCTCTTGATAACATGAAAGCTTCCCATCCTAGTGGTCCGCTTGGTGCGAACCAATGCTTAAGAGAACCCATGATTCCCCCGAAAAAATTGGCTGGGCGAATATTTTCCGGAGTCATTTCAAAGCGCAGGGTTTGAACGTTTGTGGCAGCGCGGTCCTTAGCTCCCGCGTATTTGTTAAATAGTCCTGTGCCCCCGACCACGTTTCCTTCTTCGTCGGTTTGAACATCTCTTACTTCAAACTTTGTTCCGTCTTGGTCGACCTGAAGGTTGTCGCCTTCGTTCAATGTTTCTGTGCCGTCCTCAGCAAAACGTATGGCAACAGCTTCGCCGTCTACGCCTGTACTCTGTTCCACAAACTCTTCCCAAGAACCGTACTTTTCTTGCATCCCTTCTCTATCAAACATGGTCTCGTCTATTTCATAAAAATTGACGTTTTCCAAAGGACCTTTTGCTTGTATTTGTTTTTTATAACCTTTACTGTAGCCCTCTCCACGCAGATAATTTTGTGTGCGCTCTTTTTGCAAGACCATAAACGTGTCAAAGTCCATAATCATCTTAGCCATCTCCTTGTTGGTGGCTGTTTTCTTCTTACCATCTTTTACAATAGAGGCAGTAAGCCCCCTGGTTTTAAGTTCTTGTGAAAGCTCTTTGCGACTCTGTTGCTCTAGTTGCTCCAAACGCGCAATGTATTTAGGTTCTTGTGCTGCCGCATAAATAATAGAGGCACCCCCTGTAAGGGCTCTTTTTTCTAGCAGTTCTTGGTCCAGTATTTTATTAATGACTTCTGCATCGGAATCTTTCCTGTTCACTATAATAAGTTTCATCTCTGGACCGCCCTCATCGTCCTTTAAAACCTTACTGTCGGCCAGTTTCAGTAGTTCTCTACGATCCATGTTTCTTAGCTCTTCGCGCCTATTGAGACGTTCTTGCTTTTCTTGAGCCGTAAGGGCACCAAAATTCTCCATGAAGTAGTTAGCCTGTAGTTGAGCCCTTCTTTTTAATACTTCATAATTTGTTAGTTCTTTTATAATGCTGTCGTTACTGGCATTTTTTCTCAGCTTAATGTTTCTGCGCTTGGCGCCTTCTATCAGTTCCTCTCGGGACATGTCTTGCCAAGTTTGTCCTGCGATATTGACCTCTTTTTGCACCTCTTCTTCTATACGGTCCATTTGTTCTTTTACTTCTCGCTCACTTTTCTTCCTTTGATTAACACCGTATTGACTGATGGCCCCGGACACGCTACCTAGTGTTCCACCACCAATGCTTCCTAATAAGAAAGCGTTGAGCAAAGCGCTTTGCAACTGCCCTTCTTCACTGGCCAAACCGGTTGCGGCTTCAGCCATAAAGTCCTCGATCCCTTCTTGCGATGCTTCCGTAACGCCTTCCGCCAAAGAAGCTTTCACCGCCTGCGCCACCGCCGCTTTAGCCACACCCTTCTCTACCCCTTCTGCTACTAATTTTTCAGTAAGTTCTTCAAGGGTTGCTTTCTTTAAAAGCACCGGCATTAAAGGTTTAAGACCAAAGGCAATTGAAGCAACGTCTAGGGAAGCGACCATGGCTCCTCCTGCCATTGCTGCGCCAGGGGACTCAAAATCTTCCCCGGCTCTGGCCTTCATTTCACGATCTACCTCACCGGTACTGAGCACAAAAGAAGGTAGGAAAGCACCCAAAGCACCGCCAATAAGGCCGCCCGCAATCCGGGCTCCGGGTACAGGTATGGCAGCAGCAGCAAGAGCCCCTGCTTTAGCGCCGTAAATAGAGGTGGGCATAGAAACAGCAACGGAGGGAAGGATTTGTGCCATTCCTTGTTTAATAAAAGTCATGGCATCGCCCAAGTCTTCCACTTCTTCGGCAATCATGGGACGCCCACGTTTGGCTATTTGTTGATCGTTAAAGGCAACGCCGCGATTACCGGCATCAACTAATCTTTCTGAGTCGAACACTTCGCCCAACACACGCACGCCAGCCCAACCACTTGCTTGTAGTTCGTCAACTGTTCTGCTTAATACGGAGCCAAAGCCCTCGTCTCTTGGGTCGCCGCTGATTGTCGAAGGAGCGTCGTCAAAAACCCTTTCTCTGTTTTGTTCCTCGAAAAAAATTGAGTCGTCAGGCTGTTTTTTGGTAGGGTCTTGTTCCTCGAAAAAAATTGAGTCGTCAGGCTGTTTTTTGGTAGGGTCTTGTTCCTCGAAAAAAATTGAGTCATCGATAGTTTGTGCCACTTTTGTCTCCTATTAGGGACGACTAACCCAATCTGTGATAATTTCTTTAGGTTTTTTGCCGGCGTTTCTTGATTGTCTGTAAAACTCAGCGAAATTTACTTGTTTTGAAACTCCCCCAGAAGACACTGTTTTTTCTCCGCTTAACTCATTATATCTTTCCGAGGCATAGGCTGCGCCATATTGCCTCGTTGCGTAAGTCATGTTTTCTTCAATAGAAAAATTGTCTGATTTTTCTCTTTGAGCCATAACAGCATCTGCGCCATACGTTGTTCCTCCAGTACCAAGTTCAACTTTAAGTCTTTCAAGGTCCATGGCCAGTTCGTTTTCAATTTGCGATTGAGCAAGAGCAGCTTCGGCATCTAACATAGACTTATCAATGTTTGAAAGAATCTCGTATTGCTTAAGCTTTATGTCATACAATGCTTTAACGTCTCGGTCACGTCTGGCTTCGGTTTCTTGTTTCCTTAAGTTCTCAAACTCTATTTTGTTTCGGTTGTTTTGTTGAAAACGATCCTGCTCAAAGCTTTTACGCAACAAGTCTTTCTTCACAGCCGTTGCTCCAGAGCCCACTGTCTGTGTAGGGGTACTAAGTGCCCTATATCTTGCTTGTTCCGGAATCCTTCGCTCAATGTCGTCAAAAATCTTTCGCATGTTTTCGTCTTGTTTCTTGGCATCTTCCCCGTAGTCTTTGATGCTTTGGTCTAAGATAGATGTTATGCCTTCAATACTTTTTTCCGTGGTTCCTTTTAATGTTTCCGCTTTTTCTTTTACACCGGCCAAAGGATCGCCTTGTTGCATCAGTTTAATGAGCTCCATTATTTCCGCATTACTCATTCCAGCGTCTTTCCCAGCTTTCATTATAGCGGCTAAGTCTTGACCAGTGTCTTGGAAAGAAAGACCTTGGTCCACGGACTCTTGTCCTTCTGGTAAACCTCTTTTCTGCGCGGTAACTTCGATCTCTTCTATAGGAGACTCTTCTATAGGAGGAGCCATCATTTCTTGGTATTGGGTAACAATGGCCCTGGTCCTCGGATCTTTAAGTATTGAGCTTACTCCCCCGGTTTGCCCAACTTTAGTCATAAACCCTGATTTACGAAAACCTTCTGTGCCTTTAATAGCGTCCAAGAGTTCTTGTTTTGCTTTTTCTTCGGGGGTAGTTTCTTTTCTGCGCTCTTCTAATAACTCTTCATAAGACAGCCCCTCTATTCGTCGTCGTTCTGCGCCCGGCAAAGAAAAGCCGCCTTTTTGTTCCTCAACTAATTTTTTTATTTGCGCTATATCGGGCCCGTATTTTTTAACCATAAGCTCTTCAGCGGTTTCCAAAGAAACGCCCTCGTTCCTTATGTCTTCATCTATCCAAGCCCATTCATCCGACACTTCTCCTCCGTCTTGATACCCTGGAATCAGTCCGCCCTTCTTCGCCATTACAGCGGTGTCCATTAACGGTTCTTCGCTGCCCACTTCGGGGACTTGGAAAATAGCCACGAGTTCTTCACGATAAGGCATAAGATCATCGCTGCTGATTAGGTTAGCGTCTGCCGGGACTTCTGGATACTTTTCCGTTATCTCGTTTTCAATCCGTCTTGCAGATCGTGCAAGATCGTCCATGCTGCTTTTAATAATAAAGGAAGGACTGTTCCCGGTGGCCTCTTCCGCTTTAGCGGTGCTTTTTAATATGTTAAATTCTTCGTCTAAGCGGCCCTGCGCTTCTTGTTTTGCCATTGCCACGATTGGTTCATCGTCTTCAACTTCTTCGGCGTCCAAGGCCAGTTCAATAATACCTCTTTCGTTAGGCACGTTTCTCTCAGGCATAGCTTCTGGCGCAGGCGCAGCGGAAACCGATGCAATACCTGGTCCTCCTTGTGCGGCCATTGCGTTTATCATTGGATTGGTCTCGACAATCTCTTCGCCTTCAAACAACTCAGGCGCCATGCCCCCTGTTTGAAGCATAACAATGCCCCCTGTTCTCATTTTAGGGGCACCTCTTTGTGCCTCTATGGCTTTCTCCAAATCTTGCATGACTTGTTCTTCAGGAACCTGGTGCCCACCGGCGATGTTCTTAGCGTACCAGTGAAGATTTGATTCATAGTCTCTAAGTAAACGGGGACGATTTGGGTCACTTGACGAAAAAAGACGCGCTATTTTTTCAACTGCTTTTTGATACTCCGCTTCTTTAGCCAACTGTTCTTGTCTGTACGCAGGCATTTCTTCGACCACGCTTCCTTGCTCGTACCCAGGAATACCTTTAGGCATGCCCACAAAACCACCGCCCATCATGTTGTGGGGGTTTTTAAACAGTGGTCGTTGACTCCAGCCCGGCATTAAGTAACACCTAAGTTTTTAAAGAGTTCGGCAATAGTTGTAAAAGGACTGGGGTTCTGGTTTGGATTCCATACCGTACTGATCCCCGTTGTTGGCCCTTGTGGGAACATTCCCTGCATCATACTGGCAAGGAACTGCATTCTTTGGTAAGGCTCTTTAGCCAATTGAGAAGCAGCATCGTATTGTGAACCGTACATAGTGTCTTGTATGCCTCTGGCCGTTTGTCCGAGACCGCCTAGTGACGCCATTTGATTACGCAACAACTGTTGTCCCGTTTGTCCGAGGCCCATGATCCCTTGTCCAAGTTGCCCGTACATACCAGCACCCTGCATACCCATTTGCCCTGCCTGTTGCATTCTTCGTTGTTGATCGGCAAAAGCGTTTTGCGCTTGCTGTTGTGCTTGAGAGTATCCTTGTGCTCGCATTTGTCCGGCTGTGCCCGACATACCTCTGCCTAATTGTTTAAAACGTTCTTCTGCCATGAGTCGTCCACGACCGCTGCCAAACGCACCGGCACCCACGGCTTGTGCCCTACTTCCCATGTCTTGTTGTGCCCAGTTCTCATACACGTCATCAAGCGACTTTTGCACCGCCATGTCTTCATAGGGGTTATAAAAAGCTTTGCCCATGCTTGGGTCATACGCTTGTGCGCCCATGTACCCGGCCTGTGTCCCTTGGCCCAGGGCCCCGAGCCCTTGTCCGTAAGCACCGCCCGCTTGTTGTAGGTAAGGTTGGAAACCACCCAAACCCCCACTGAGAGCCCGCGCTTGCATTTCAAACGGGTCTAATCCGGCCACGCCTCGTTGTGGAACAGGCATAGGCTGACGGACCAGGTTCATTAAGTTATCAAAGAACCCGCGTCGATACTGCTCGACCCAAGGGGCTTCAAACCCTATCGTACTTTGAGGCCCATAAGGTCCCGAAATATTAGGGTCTACATCATCATATCCGTTGCTCATTATCCTATCCCCATTTGTTCTGCTTGTTTCATTAGTTTATACAGTCTCTTTGCCCCTATATTATCCGTTGCTTTTTTAGTAAACACAAATTCTCCCGGTTCAAGGAAGGCTGGAGTGATGTCCCCATGACTTTTAAGGCCCATAATTCCCCCTTGATTACCGCCCTCTATTTCTTCTAATAAAGGCATGCCCGAAACGTGTGTGGCTGCGGGCATTGTTGTTCCTTTTGGCATGGCGTATTTTTGCCCTTGAAGAATGTTTGGTCCTAGCCCCTGCATTACCATGCTTTCCTTGGAAGGCAAGCCCCATTGTTTTCCTATCGCGCTTTGTGCTGCCATTTGCCCAGTTGGGACCTTGTATTTATTATAGTCATCAATTGCTTTCTTAGATTTTACTATCTCAAACAATTTTTCAAACCAACTAAGCTCTTCATCGCCTCCACCTAGCCCTTCCCAACCTAACAAAGAACCAAGACCCGCTATACCCCCTATACCAGATAAAATTGAGCTCCAGTCAATTCCCGACGACATCGAATCTGGTTGTGTTCCCGTGACCGTTATCTCTTCAATCGTTTCGTTATCAGCGGGAGTGCCTGGGCTTTCATCAGGGATAGCCTCCCAGCCATCACCAAGCCCCCAAACACTCCAAACGTATTTTATGCCGTCCTTAATGACCTGCATTCCCTCTGTCGGATTTTCTGGAAACTTTTCAACAACGGTTATTTCATCTATTGTGTCTGTTCCTGTCTCTGTTCCTGTTATTTCTTCAATTGTTTCGTTATTAGCAGGACCTCCTGAAGTTGTCTCTGTTCCCGTGCCTGTGCTCGCTATGACATCTGCGTAACCACCAAGCACAGAATCGTCATTTTCTACGCCAGTAGTGTCATCAGCCCCTGCTTCAGCAAAGTCTTTGGCCACCCTATAATCAGCGCCGTGGTCAATCCAGGACTGAGACCCTTTTGGCCCATGGCCAAATACATCTATATACCATTTAGCAAACTCAACAGCGGGGTGGTTCCATGGATACTCCGGGATAGACATACCTTCCGCGGCCGCGACAATCTTACTTGTTTCATAAGAGTCGTCAAAAATTGAGCCGTCAAAAGGTTTATCCCATGGATCCGTCATCTTAGCCTCCCCACCACGGCGGTAATGTCCTTATGCCCAAAGGATTTTCCTGCCTAAACTGGTCTATTTCTTCTTGAGGTATTCGTGGATCAGGGGCATTTGCAAAGTCCATATTATTAGCCTGTAACCAAGGCCAAATTTCTTCGTCCCAGTTCTTGTATTGTCCCCAAGACGTTGCAAGGCTTGGCAAAGCATCAATCCCTGCTGCCCTTAATTCTTTTCCTGTTCCGTATACGCTGCCCCTACCAAAATTCTTTTCATAGCGATACTTTCTAAAATCTTCAGGTGTTCCGTACTTAGCTTTGTTTTCCTCTGCCGCCTTAATGGCCTCGGCTTCAGGCATACCTTGGTCTATAAAGGTTTGAGGATCTATTAAGCCAGCTATTCTGTTCATTATCCTTTTAGTTTGTCGCTCCTCTTTACGCCGCATTCTTTGCATTTGACCGTATCCGCCGCCTGCACCTTTTCCACCCCCTTTTCCACCAGGGAACCTACCAACGTTTGAGTGCATTCTTTGTAAGTTCATCATTGCTGAGGGTCCCGCGTTCCTAAATCTTTGTGCTGCTGCGCTGCTCACCTGTTGAGGGTTCATTAGTGAATTAACGACACGAGCCCCAGGTATCATATTACCAAGTGTTTTAAGTAGGCCACCTATTCCGCCTGGGACCATTCCCCCGCTTTGAAACTCTAAGGGCCTCTCTACTCTGGGTGGGTTTAGTGTGTCTCTGGGCCCTGTTACTCTTCCTACTTCGTCCCCTTGTATTGGTCTTTGTACATCCCCGCTTTTTTCTTTATAAGGATCCCTTCTCCCTCTTTTGTCCCCCAGATTTTGTTTCTTCATCCATTCTTCGTTTTTTCTGGCGTCTCTTTGAAGAAGCTTCTTGACTTTAGGATTCTTTAAAGCCATCTGAACCATTTGAGGACCATATTTTTGCATCGCTTGCTGGGCACCTCTCATCATTATAAAGCGGCCTATTGCCATCGCAACAGGGGGAGCTAAAGGTGCTAAAAATAACGGCATAGTTGTCCTCTTCTTATCTTTGGATAATTACTTTACTTGTAGGCATTATAGGATTGGGACCGTGGTTGCACCGTTTGTTGATACGGTTAAATCGCCAAGTTGTCCCGTGGCTTGCACGCCTTTTCCACTGGGCGCGTATAATGTTTGCCACTTCTTGCCATCAAAAACTTGCAGACTGTCTTCTGTCAGGTTCCAAATGACGTCTCCGCGACTAAATAAGTTTTGATCGCGGGTTGTGTTAGTATACTGATAAGTTGCCGTGGGATCAAAGCCTTGTAGGTTTAATTCTAGGATTCTTACCAATCTGTTAAATAAATCTGAGTCCACCTCTCCTAAAGCGGTGGGTAAACGTGTGTCTAATAGTCTTGCCATTATCTTCTCCCGTCTGGTCGAGTGTTGAGTCGCATGGCCCCGAGCCGCCAGCCCACGCCAAGCCTTACACCGGTTGACGCGTCATCGTCTGATTCTAAGCGAACCACGGCTTGTCGTGCTCGTCCTCTTAAATCAACCTTAGTCGTGCTCGCCGTTACTTGGTTGGTGCTCTTAGTGGTTAGTGTTTCGTTAGGAAAGTTTCTTGTTTTTAACACAAAATTTACCGCTTGATCTGAGCCTCCGTCCCCTAAAAACCGAACATCGGGTATGGCGTTTTGTATTTGGGTATAGCTATTGCCTATGGCATCCAGCGCAAAATCAGCCGATTCAATATAAACATTGTCCATGGGGGAGCCGTCCGCATCGTTCCCGGTTTCGTGTTTATAGACATAATTGTTTGTGTCTACTCCGGTTGCCCTTGGAAAAGGCTGTACGCCTTCATCCAACCACGCATAACGGACAAGTTCTCCATAATACCAAACCTGTTCTTGGTAGTTATAAACCACATAGCGATCTATTTCATCGGAGCTTCCCGAAGGATAAAACCATCCGACCTCGTTGAACTGTCTATTTAGATAGCCAAACACTTTAAAAGACTGGTTTTGGTTAAAGTCATCAAACACATAGCTGTGCACACTACAAGGAAGTCTTTCGACCGTTCCGCTATATCTGTAAAAGCCCGAACGATCCATCCAAAAAACACCCGGAGGCGCGTTGACCGCAGCTTTGGGAGAAATCATGCCGACCCCTTGATTAATTAGATTAACTCCAAAAGTGTAAGGAGGACCAATAAATTGCATGCTGTAAAGTGCATCATCTGTCCAAATCAGTATTTCTTGCCGTGAGCGAAGACCGCCGACAATTTGCGTTCCCGCCGAGAGCCTTAGTGAGCCGGCGGTGTTTGTAAGCTTAGGTTCCCACTGAGTAATATCTTCTTGGTCACACCAACAAATAAACATGGGGTCAATAACACTTGTTCTAGCTGTTCCACCAGCATTTAAAGGGTCTGCGCCTAAACAAATAACGTGTCGGTCAATATCACTTACCAAGGTTTGCAGTGCCAGTGTTGGCGGCAAGTTGGCGCCGATAGACGAATCACTTAGGCTCTTGGCCCTGACGCTCGTTCCGTTGTCCTCGGTCCAATAAAAAATGTCCCCTGCTCTTGGATTCATAATAAGGTCTTCTCCAAAATTATCGTGTGTCCATAACCTTAACTGGTTGTTAAACGCCAGTGCGGAAGCCGAACCAAAAGTTCCGTCGCCCCAAGCTCCAGCACCATAGCCTGAACCAGACACATAATCATCGAGGCCGACATTAATCTGATATGCTCCAACCACACTTGATCCACCATTACCGCTGTCACTGCTGTTAGCTGTTACGGTGTCCCCGTCGGTGTCTTTGGCTTCAATGGTGTAGCTGTTAGCATTAACAATGGTTGCGATCTGATATTCTTGGTTTAAAACAGCGGCGGTGATAAGTCCCCCTAAAGTAGCGGCACCGCTAAAAGTGACAAAATCATTTTGGCTTGCGCCATGGGCCGTGTCCGCTACGGTGATCGTAGCGTCCCCGTTGCTCGCTGAAAACGTTACGTCCCCCGCCGAAGTCGTGGCTCTTATAGGCGTTATATCGTAGAAACTGGTTCCGTCTTTGACGTAATACTTTAAAGTGGTTCCAAGCCCCAGATATTTGGTGCCGCCTAAAGACACCCAAGCATGGAGAGCACGTCCCGTTCCCAAATAAGTATCGGTTTGCTCTTTAACCCAGCCCCCTATTTTTTGAGGAAACCCTTTTTTAAACCGCACAAGATTGCTGTCAAACCAGCCTCCCTGAGCGGAAAAGGCAGTTCCTTCTCGGTTTATTCCTGGGACCATTTCAAACTTAGCGTAAGGCATTATTCTTTTTCCTCTTCTTCGTCTATCTCCCTATAATATCCTACAATATGAAGAATTTGCTCCAAGTATCGTTTAATTTCACCCATGTTCATAGACAGGTTTTCGTAGCCTTGGCTTGTTAGTCCGTAATAAGCAACTCTCGGCTCTTCCCCAGACTCGACATTATCTAAATATTCTTGCATCACATCAGGGGACAATATACGCCACTCCACTGGCGATGCTTTAATAGGCTCTGGCAGCGGTGGATGGTAAATAGGGGCTGATTGTGCAACACGCACGATTTCAACCGGTTTTGTTTCCGGTTGGTTGTCAGTTAGTCCCTCAAACAAAGAGTAGGTAGAACACCCACTAATTAAGGGTAGCAGTATCAGTAGTTTTTTCATCAAATTGCTCTGGACTTGTTATTCTTTCTAAATCATCACCAACTCTAGCTGTAGCTCTATTGACCTTACCTTCTAAAACAGCGGGCTCCGTTAAAGCCATTCCCTCTAAATTAAAGTTTGCAAACTTGCTTCTTAGCTTTGTTACTTGCGCTTGCGACTCTGTGTATTGATTATTAAGCGACTGTATTTGCTGTTGCGTTTTCTTAGCCGTCTCTACCGCTTTTTTAATCTGATCGTTTTGTTCGGCTATGGTTCTTTCCAAAACCGCTTGATTGTTTATTGCGGTTTGTAGTTCTATCTTTGCCTTATCCAGTTTAGTGAAAACAATCACATTAACAGATATAGACACCAACAACAGCGCACACAAAAACAATACTAGCTTCATTCTTTATCGCCTTTAAAGCTCTTAGAAGAGCCAGACGTTCCTGCATAGAGCCCAAACCAAGCTGCACCCGCACCTACAATAATAGATATAAGTCCAGACTGTTCAAAGGTTGGGTTCTCCAAGCCCATAAACCACATAACAGTATAGTAAAGCAGAAAAATATAGACTGTTAAGAAAGCTCTTGGAAAGATGCGCCATGAATCCACCGCTTGCGCTAAGAATATCCATCTCTGATGGGGGTTATTGTTCTTTGTGTCTTCTAAATCTCTTATTTTATCTTTTAAAGCACCAATCTCTTCGACCATCGCCATAAACTTATTGAGGTCCATTTCGACTTCATTTCTGTCCATGTCGCCCGCAAATCTGCCGCTTGGGTATCCGTCATTCATATCTCGCCTCAGTTAGCTAAAGGGTTTTCGTTTTTATTCTCAAGTCTTTCTACCTGGTTTCCAAGAGACTGTATCCTTGTTTCCATGGTTGAAAGATCGACCTCTATAACCTGTATCATTTCGCCATTATCTTTAACGTCTGGAACTATACTTCCGTCTATTGTCTTATTGATGAAATTAACCGAAGTTTCTATTGAGGCAAAACGTTCTTCGATAGCGTTTTGCGCATCTTCTGTTGCGCCTAGAGTCGCTATCTTGTTTTCTAAGTTCTCTATTCTGTTAATGTATGTAGCACCCTGGTACCCGAAGCCAGCGAGTGTGCTGACGATACCTGCCAAGGCAATTAATTGTGTTGTTTTTGATTGAAACCAGTCCATGTTTCCTCCTAATAATATTTTGTTACTTTTCTTCTGTCGTTCATTACCGCACCACAACCCTTTGCAATGCCCGATTTTATTGGGCTTTTAGCCTTTCCTCCACGGGGCGTTTTCTTTCCCGATTTAACTGACTTTACTTTCATAGCTTAGGCTGCATATCCATTAAATTTTTCATTCCAGTTAAACTTTCGCCATATAAACCAACAAATGCCGAAGTATTATCCGGTATGGATACATTACCATAAATTGCTTTTGGTTCATACCACTCGGACGCGTCCGCTAGAGTTACTTGCCTGTACGCACTAAAGCCAGGTACATAGCCCATATAGGCAACAAGTTGGCTGGAATCACCGTATTCCCCTGTTTCCTGCTGCTCTTGCTCTAATTCTTCTTGTTGGTTCTGTATGTTTTGGGCCACAATTTGATCGGCAATCTGGTCTGCTTCACTTGCTGTCATGCCTCCTGAGACCGCCGTATCAATTTGACCCTGCATGTCTTGTACTTGTGCATCGGTGCCTGTTGTTTGTGTGCCCCCTACCGTTGGCATAAGGTCTACGGAAACAGAAGCATCGGCAGTAGAGGTCATGGTGTCCGTGGTCCCCGGTCCTTGGTCCGTGGTTGTTGTTTCTGTGTCCATGGTCCCCGAACCACTAAACGAGGAGCTCCCTGCATCAGCAGCGCTCATAGACAAAATTTGTTGTGTTTGCGCAGCCGAACTCGCAACCTGAGCAGAAATACTTGGTGAGTTATTTGTGCTTATAGAGCCACCGGATACCGAAGACACTACAGCAGTAGCTTGGGAACTAGAAACGCTCGTAGAGCCGCCATAAGAGCCCCCAGACGAGGCCGAGGTTCCCGTTGCCTGTGCAGAAGTCCCAGAAGCGGTACCGCTTACACTGTTTGTCGCTGCCCTAATGGTATTAGCAACAACATTTAATTGTTCGGCTTTTTTGTTGTCCTTCTTGGTTTCATTCTCTGCGACAGCAATTTCGACAGCTTCTTCTCTGTCCTCGCTCTCTTCTTCAACTGCCTCCGTATCCTCCAAGTCTCCATCTTCATCCTCAGATAAAGCAGCAATCTCCTCAGTTTCTTCTTGCTCAACCCATTCCTCCAATTCTTCTATGGTTTCAAACTCTAAAAATTCAACGGCTTCCTCTTCAAAAAACTCTTCTATAAGCTCTTCGTGTTCAAAGTGGTCCAATAAAACGGTGTCTATTTCTGGAAGATCGTAGTCCACGAACAAAAGGTCTTCCTCATAAAACTCTTCAAAAATAAACACCTCTTCAACGTAGTCGAAGACAAGAGCCTCCTCTTCAAGAAAAGCTTCCAATTCTTCCACAAACACCGGTTCTTCAAAAAACGGCTCGAAATATTCCTCCTCAAAAAAAGGCTCGAAATATTCCTCTTCTTCAAAATAAGTCTCTATTTCCCATGGCTCATCAAGAAAACTATCCACTCCTTCATAGTAGTAATCCTCTTGGAAAAACTCATCTTCATAGTACGAACCGTCTGCAAAATAAGTGCTTTCATCTTCATAACCATATTGGTCATAGTCGTCTTCATATCCATACATGTCCTCGTATGCGTTGTAAATTTCATACTCTACCACATACCCTGGACACGCGGGGGAGTGTTGTGAGTCCAAAGTACACTCATAATCAAATAAGTCGTCCCAATAATTAGGGCACTGAGTAGAATACAATCCATCTAAATCACATTGCTGTGTCAAGTACGCAGCAGCATATCCGACACAAGCGGTGTTATTTAAAGGATTGCTGCAATCAAGAGCGTTCCCAGAGCCTAGGCCATATAAAGAACCGCCGTTTTCCAATAAAGTGTTTGCTGCCGTGGCGTTCCAATTGGTGTTGACACAAGTGCCTGCTACATTCGTTGTGCCAGTGCTACATTCGTCATGGAACAAGTAAGTGTATAACTCGTCTGCTGCACCTTGTTCTCCAATTAATACATCGTGGTTAATAATATTAAGAGCGCCATAACGGTATTCAAAGCTGTCATCTGCTTTCCACAACACAACTTCAAAACTATTATCTGTGTTGCTTCGATTGTATTCTCTTAGGTTGTACCACCCAAAAACTGTTTTATCGGTAAAATTCTTAGCTAAAACCTTTGATCCATTATCTCTTATTAAGTCAGTCCAGAAAGGATATAAGGTGTATGTAATTTCAGGTAAAGGATCAGGTGTGTAGTCATTACAATAGCCTCCTGACGACCCAAAATGTAGGCACCCATTAGTAGCCATTCGTGCAGTAGTAAAATCCTCGCCATAAAAAGTAAACGTAAAATCTAGTGTAAAGGCTGAAGATACTTGGTCGTCACCAACAGCCATATTAGTAGTGTTTTGCTCATTGACTAGATTAAAAAGGCTTTGATCTGCCTCGTATACATATATTGCATTAAGTGTAGAAGCAAATAAAAGAGCCGATAAGCTAGCTGCCTTTATTAAACTCTTTAACACAAGTGCCTCTAGTTTTTCTAAGCCCCTCTTCGTTCAATGTACCTCTACATTTACTTACATAACTATCTTTAGCTTCTTTATAGTCCGGTCGGTCTTTAGGGTTAGCTGCCCAGGCTACCTTTGCCTCGTCGCCTATCTTTCCAAAATAAGGACAAGGAGTGCCTGCCATCATCATAGATTTAAAAACTCGTGGGTCTAAGCACAGTACAGACACGGCCGCTACCTTCATTCCAGTGTCATAAAGATACTTAGAAAGTTTTAGCCTTTCACAGTTTTCGTCTCTAACTGTTCTACCCGCAGAGAGTCCAAAGACCTGTCCTTGAAAGGCTCCAGATCGACCAACCGTACACAGATCCTGGCTGTAGCTCATAATGCTGGGCGCAATGGCTGAAGCAGGAGGCGCCTCGGTCTTAATGTTCTGATTAATGGTTTGTTCGCTCTTCGACTCATTAATATTTCTGTTTGTGTTGTCAGAGGTGTTTCTGTTCTCGTTCACATTTTTATTGTTTGTGGTCACATTCGATTCAGAAGTCGACTGATTTACATTCGTGTTTTTGTTCTCACTGGTCGAAGTATTTACATTCGTGTTGGTGTTGCTATTGGTACTTGTACTGGTGTTGTTATTGTTGTTTGTGTTGGTACTTGTACTGGTGTTGTTATTGTTTGTTGAAACACTCGATGTTGATGTCGATGTGTTGGTGTTCACATTGTTATTGGTGTTCGTCGCTGTTGACGTCGAGGTACTGGTATTGGTGTTTGTATTAGTATTAGTGTTCGTACCAGTTGATGTGCTTGTGTTTACGTTTGTATTGCTGTTGTTGTTTGTCGCAGTTGACGTACTGGTGTTGTTATTGGTATTGGTGTTCGTATTCGTATTGGTATTTGTGTTCGTCCCAGTCGACGTCGTGGTTGTCGTATTAGTGTTGTTATTGGTATTAGTGTTCGTATTCGTATTAGTATTAGTGTTCGTATTCGTATTGGTGTTCGTATTCGTATTGGTAGTCGTCGTGGTTGACGTGGTTTCTAAAGAGTTTTGCTCACAGTATTGGGACCCTGCTGTGCAGTCGCCGGTTTGATCCGCGCTAACATTCGTCGCTACAAGCAACAAACCTAGCCAAATCGCTCCAAAAATGCCCCATTTTTTCACTGTTTACTCCTTTATCCCGATAAAATTTTATCCCTCAATCTATTTGCACGGCCCTTAACCTGAACAGCCCAACGCGAGTCCATCATCTCTATAGCGGCTGTTTCATAGTCTTTCTTCTCTAGTGCTGCTAAAAACTTCTTAAATTTCAACAGCCTAGTAAGACCAAGGTTAAATCCCATGTTTACTAGGACTCTTTGACGAACGCCATCAAGTTCACGCCACCAGGGAAGTGCCCTGTCTAAGTCGGCGCAAATGATGTCGATGTCTTTGTTTAGACATTCTAGCACCCTTTCTTCGGGTATAGAAGATCCAATAGGCAGACCACATTCAGGGTCTGAGTCTAGGACCAAATGACCTACTCCAAAAGTAGGGTTTCCCAAATGGTCGTTGTATATTTCGGTCTTGTATCCTTCGTCTCTAATAAGCTCTTTAATTAGTTCTCGTCTGTCCATGGAGTCATTAGAGCCATCCAAAAGAAGCAAAAGTGTCCCAAAGAACATAAGCGAAGCAAATCCAAAAGCCTTTTTTGTAAAAGTCATATTGGTTGTACAATTCTAGGGAAATCCTACCTTTTTGATATAGCTCCTCCATGGCCCCCCTTATTTCTCGCCGGGTTTTTGTTTAGCTTTCCCCACGTTTAAGGCCATCATGTCGATCAGTTTGTATAGTTTACCGATCCAAACATCGTCCTTGGGAGTGGGAGTCACGGCAGCGATAATGCTGCTCACACTAATTATTGCCATTATTAAAGCGATCATATTTGCAAAAGTTTGCATATTTAATACCTCTATGTTGTGTAAACGTTAAAAATTATTCCCGCCATACTAAGGACGAGAGTGATTAATGTTATTAAAATAAATTGTTCAAGTCGAGTAACTCTGTGAATAACCTCCAGCCAACGCTCCGCACAAACAGCTTCGTGCTTTTCTATTTTGGCGTTCACCTCAGCTATCGACAGCCTACTCATGCAGCCTCCTCAACCTCCCAACAATTCATATTGGAAGCAACTGTTCGTCTTTCGCCTTCGCCTTTAAATGGATAAACCATGTGCGAGAGCCAAGACGGGAAAATATATAACTTACCGACTTCAGGCTTTACTTCAAAACTTTGTGGTGGTCTAAGTCGTTCCACGTTCATTATCTCGTTACGACCATAATTAAAGCACAAGTAGCCATCACAAACCCCAGACGCATTGTATTTACTATACAAGGAATCACCAGCAGTCGGTTGATCGAGTATTTGTTGTGGCACTTTAGTCCAAGAAGTTGTCGATAGACCCATTATGGTTTTCGTGCCATGATCGTGAATTGGGTTGTAATCGCCCTCGTAACTGTGTACCGACCATGTTTCATCCACTGCGACCTGTCTGTTCTTAGATAACATAGAACCCGTATTTTGCATAAAGTGATTAATGTACTGAGCGCCTAGACTGGTTATAAACTTAGAATATTCCCTAACCTTCTCATGCTCTGGGTCCATGTTTAGTTGTTCCCCTTGAGCAATTTGCCCTACTAGAGTACCTGCTAACGATTCTTTGTCTTTAGATTCTCGTAGTTCGTCTAAGTATTCGTTTAAATCATCAACCATTGCCTCTGGCATACGGGTTTCCAATACGAAAACCGCAGGCATGTTCCAGATATTGACCTCAATATCTGTCTCCTCGATAGGCTTTGCCTTCTTCTTTTTAGCCATTTCTAGCTAGAAGGTACGCTAAAGGCTTCGTCTGGTACTGGATCGCTAGGCGGATTCGTAATAACTGAATCTACTTGACTTGCAAATACTGCATCCCACTGTGAAGTCGGACACATTGCGGTCAAAGCTGCCAGATTAAACGAAGTTTTAGCTGCTGCCGTGAAATCACCATCGGCTGCTACGGCTCTGTGATTAAACACAGACTTGTAGTAAGTCGCATCGCCTTCACTGTCGTTCTCGTAAGTCATTTCTAAATCCCATATTTGAGCCTTACTAGACTTCACATGGGGAATAGATTTGGTTAGCTTTTTAGTTACTGCCATTTTTTATTCCTCTTTATTAGATTTTAATTCCTCAACTTGTGCTGAGAGTTCTTGGACTGCTTTTACAAGCATTGGTATTAAAGCTGCTTCGGCAACTCTTTGTTGACCAGTTTCATCATCATCATCCCACATACTAAAGCCGTCTTTAATATCGCTGTGTTTATCAATAGCTGCTTTAACTTCTTGTGCTATAAAACCGTGATTAGTGGTAGCTGTTTTATAAGGTTCTGTTGAACCTTTTTCATAGCCTTTAAATTCTTCTGGTATATCTCCTTTGGCTTTATATTTAAAAGTCTTAGGTTGTAAATCATTTATAAACGACAAGCCTACTGTAGAATCTTCAATATCTTTTTTAACTCTTTCATCCGATACTGTTGCCCAAGATGCAGTTCCGTGTGCTGCTCTAATGTCGTCTGAACCAGAGCCAAGTGTTGTATACCCTGCTGCTCCAGATACCTGCCGACCTAGTACATTGGCTCCATTACCATCCGCAGCCGAAATATCTGCTCCGCTACCAAGAATTACGCTGTTAGCTCCAGTTGTTATAGTATCTCCAGCATCGGCTCCTATACAAACATTTTCACCTCCAGTTGTTATTTGATCGCCAGCCTCATAGCCCACTGTTGTATTAGCTGCACCTGTGGTGTTAGATGTCATAGCATCCCTTCCAATCGCAGTGTTGCTACCTGCTGTGGTATTGGCATCCAAAGCACCAAAGCCAACTGCTACGTTGCTAGTGCCTGTTGTATTTACTGCCATAGCTGCATAACCAACTGCCGTGTTACTATTTGCTGTGGTATTGTCGTTTAAAGCATTTTGTCCTACTGCTGTGTTGTAATTGCCTGCTAGATTATTTGCCATAGCTTCTGAACCGAAAGCAGTATTAGCAGCGCCTGTGGTGTTAGTTCTTAAAGTATTATAGCCCATAGCTGTGCAGTTATCTGCTGTGGTATTGTCCTCCATAGCCTTAAAACCAACTGCCGTATTGCCGGGTCCTGTGGTGTTTGCTACTAAAGCATAGTACCCAACTGCTGTGTTGCTGTTTGCTGTGGTGTTTGCTGCTAAAGCACTTGTACCTATGGCAGTATTGGTAGTGCCTGTGGTGTTTGCTACTAAAGCACGCCTACCAACCGCAGTGTTGTTAGAAGCAGTTGTATTTGCGCCTAAAGCATTTTCTCCTATGGCTACGTTATAGTCTCCTGTGGTATTAGCACCAAGAGCATTTTCACCTATACCTACTCCTTCAGCACCAGTTGTATTAGCATCCATTGCCTGTCTGCCAACTGCTACATTACCAGCGCCTGTGGTGTTTGCTTCTAAAGCTAAAGCACCAACGGCTGTGTTGTTACTAGCTGTAGTATTAGCCTGTAAAGCATCTTTACCGACAGCAGTGTTGCTTGCTCCTGTTGTGTTAGATTCTAAAGACGATCTTCCTAAAGCTGTGTTATTGTCAGCAGTTGTGTTTGCGTATAAAGCATTTATACCAATACCTGTATTGGCATCTCCTGTTGTATTTGCTGGTAGAGAACTTTTCCCTACGGCTGTATTTTCGGTTCCTGTGGTGTTTGCTGTTAAAGCACTAGCACCCAACGCTGTGTTGTTTGCACCTACATTGTTTGTTAAGGCAAGATAACCAACTGCTGTATTGTTATCTACTGTAAGCGTTTCACTCAAAGCACCTTTACCCACTGCCACGTTAGACGTTCCTGTGGTATTTTTTCCTAGAGCATTAGAACCTATCCCTACGTTATTTGAAGCGGTTGTATTCGCGTCAAGCGCTGCATAACCCACTGCTATATTACCGTCACCAGTTGTATTAGCTTCTAATGCTTTACGACCAACAGCTATATTTGTAGCACCTGTTGTAGTAGCTGCTAAAGCCTGACTTCCAACAGCAGTGTTGCCATCGCCTGTTGTTTGTGCCGTTAGAGCATCAAGACCTATAGCTACTGTATTTGAAACTGTCGTGTTTGCTGCTAAAGCGTCTTTACCAATAGCTACATTACCTGCGCCTGTGGTGTTTGCTCCTAAAGAAGCATATCCAATGGCTGTGTTGTTGTCTGCTGTGGTGTTTGCGTCTAGCGCTGTAGCACCAACAGCAACATTTGCTGTTCCTGTGGTGTTTGCTTGTAAAGCATCTGAACCTACAGCAGTATTATTGGCAGCAGTATTTGCTCCTAAAGCATCTGCTCCAATAGCAGT